TTTTCATTAAGGTATTCAATCAACCGCTCCATCTCTATCTGAGCCGTTCCAAAGAATATAGATCCCTTTGTGCCGGCAGATGTGATGTAATTCCCCCATGCCTCCTGTAAATCGCCGAATGTATTTTTTAGCTGTGTTAATTTTTTATCGGCTTCGGCAGCCGCCTGTGCCTGACCGCCAAACGCATCATTAAGACCCTCCATCAAACTCTCAAGCCGTTCAGATGATCCGATAGCCCCCTTAACCTCTATGCCATACCTTGATAGCGCGTTAGTGGTTGAACCAAGTGTCTTAGCCACAAGGTCAGATGCATTTTTCAGATCCATACCCTTTGCCGTGGCAAGGTCCTGAACAAGTGGTATGACCTTTTGTATCTGATCTGCTTCCTTAACAAAGGCCGCCAACATCGCCTGTGCGGCTATGGTTTCTTCATCACCAAATAGCGTCAACGCTTGAAGCGTCGATGCTTGTCGTATTAATTCTCTCTGCGCCCATATTCTGCCATCAAGGGCAGTTTTTAATGACTTTTCTGCCTTGGCCTGTTTATCATATGCTTCAATCGACTTTTTTGAGAAGTTCACAATAGCACCGACAGAGAATGCCACGCCCATAGTAGCAGCAATGTCGCCAATGGCCTTCTTGAACCCCTTAACAGAAGACTGCGCGCCATTAATCCCCTTTTTAAACTTGGTATTATTCGCGGATATTACCGCCGTAAGATTAGCTACTGTTCTTGTTGCCATTCGTTCATCTTATTCCGTAAATCCTCTAACGTATCCTTATCGGGCAGTTCGGTGTCGGTATCCCACGGCAGGGGGAGCATCTTAACAGGACTGATGGGCTTGACCTTATACCCGTATACCGGCTTACTCGCAACCACCGCGCCCATCCATCGGGTCTGCTCCCATTGCTCCTTGATCTTTGCCTGTTCGCGATCAAAATAACCCCCGACTGCGTTTGTGAACTGCCTGGGGGTTAAGTCTAAGAAATCACGGTATGTCATCCCCATCTGGCCAAGCGCAATGGCCTCAATCTCATCGTAGGTTATTTTTTTTTACTATCACCCTCCCGCGTGGCCTTCATGTCTTCAGCAAATGCCTCAATACATTTGGCCAACACATTCACATCCTCACTCAGCAGATCACCTACATCATCGAGATTGTCTACCTTGCACTCCGCGCCATCCAGCCTTGCGCCCTCTTTGAACCCGTGCAGAACGAACGTGAACACATCATCCCCGGGACGGTTCATCAGGTCAAGCTCCATGATGTCGTTCATGGTCATACCCAGGTCCGCAGATATCCTGCGCAGCGCGTTCCAGCTATACCGTATCGGGAGATCCCCCTTACTCGTCTTTACTATCATGCCGTGGTCACTGTGCCAATTACTGTCATGCTATACGCTCCGGTCACGTTCTGATCGGACAGCCCTGCGTCGAATGACAGCGAGGTAATGATACACTCACCGCTCATAAACGCAGACCCGCTCTTCAGTATCTCCCACTCAATAGCCGTACCGGCTGCCTGATGGGCATACAGGTTAGAGAATGAATCGGCGGTGGTAGCCATGATATAATTCCCCGATATGGTACGGGTCACCTTGCCACCGATGCCGTTGGTGTTCAGTCCGTCAGACTGATCTGTACTTTCAAGGAACTCAGAGTCAGAACTGAAGCTGAACGATGTCGTCCCTGCAAAGTATTCGTTGTTCGTTGCGGAGCCATGCTGCTGAAATTTCAACCGCATATAGTCTCCTCTTAATGCTGCTACACTCATTATTTATTAAATTTTAGTTCAAATTCCATCGTTATATTGTACTTGTCCAGCTCAGGGATGTAATCGCCATCCTCACTCATCCAGTTACACACCCGCAGGCTCTGACTGTCATATGTCCCGGAAGCACCTTCGAGCGCGGTATAGAACTGCCCGGCCTTTGTGATACAGTTCTCAAGTGTACCGTAGATATCCAGGGTCAGGTCGATAGACTCAGTGAACACCCCGTCCTGCTCACGCTCAGGAGAGCGGCGTATCTTGTAGACCGTATAAGTGCCGGTGGTCTCCTGCGGAGCAACCAATGGATACACCACTGTGTCAGTATCGTTCAGTAAATCATATATCGCACTACGTATGCTCATACTAATCCTCTCTTCCTTGCCCTTTTAAATTCCCTTTCCCAAATCGTTCTCACGGATTTTATAAAGTAATTCTCTGCGTCCTTCAAGTGTCGGGTAAGCGTTGGCTCAACAAACTTATTTCGCTTCATCGGTCCCACCGACCGCCTCGGACCCCACGGTGTCTTAAGAAACTGACCGTTTTCTGGATATCTCGTCTGCTCTTTCGAGTGTTCAAGGATATTGGCTATATAACCCTTATGCTTTCCACCCATCCGCGGACCGGCAAATGCCACCGCGTTCTTTCTGCTCTTACCGCTTACTGCCCCCATCGAACCCCTCAAAGCCCCTGTTTTTTTTGGTGTGGCCTGTCTGAGCGGCTTTACAAGCGTCTTGTTGGCCGTATCCTTCACAATCTTCTTAAGAACCTTATGCTGTGTTTTGTAATCAGCCATCTGAAGAGCCTTTAAAAGGTCCTCATCACCCACCAGCCGTATATCCATGTCATTCGTCATCGTACCTTGTGGCTATAAGCTCTGTCTTCAACCTCCCGATATGTCTTACAGAATGAATGTAGTAATACTCTGAATCATACAGTATCCGCATCTTTGCCGTCACGTTCTGCCCGGTGGTATAATACACAGTGAACTTCTTCGTGTCGCTGTATACCGTTGCCTCGCCGGTGAACCCTTCCGTGCCGCTCACCTGGTCGATCACCGCATAACACGCCTCCAGCGTACCCCACGAGTCAACCACACTGCCGCTCGCCCCGCGTGTCTGCGTGGTCTGCTGTATGGTTATCGATTCTCGAACGTCCATGCGCGGTAGTCGTTTACTATCTTGTCCACATAACTAAACTTCTCGCTCACCGGATCATCCGGGTGATTGTATATCCTCCATACCATCATCTTAATAGCCAATAGGATATCATCCGGCACGGTACTGAAACCAGCGACAAACTGAATGGTCATCGCATCATCCCGCTCATAACAGGTGGGGGGATCGTCGAAGATCAACGACCCCGGCCTCCCGTCAATATAGGATATGTAGTCATCGGCAGAGCTTGTGAGGGATTGGGATACGTTGTCCGAATCATAGTAAGTAATCGAACTGAACCCTATAATGGGATACTTGTATATCTCAACCTTCTCAACCACCTCGGTATCATCAAGGGTCAGCCTCCATGTCTGAGGCATAAGGGCCAGACTGGTCCTCTGCTCAAACTGCTTGGTAGCCGCCTCAATGTAGGTTTCAATCAGCCCATCAAGATCGGAAGAGGTCTCCCGCAGATGCGTCTTCATGTCCGCTACACTTACCGCGAGCGTGCTTGCCGGTGTGACTATCTTATACTCCATCCTTTTTTCACTGGTCTTTTGGTGGATTTCTTAACCGGTCTCGTCCTGGCTTGTGGCTGAATCGTTGTCTTAACCACCGGCTCAACTTCCTTAACCTTCTCCTTTTTGGGCGGTGGGATCACCACCGCCCTGTTATTTGCAAGAAGGATCTCAGCTATCTCATCCGGTATGTCCCTGCCGCTGGGACCAGCCATGTAGCCAAAACCAAGATCAGTACATCCACGCGTAATTTTCAACCACATACTACGCGGTCTCCAATCCGGCGATAGCGGCGAACGCCTCGGCGTGCTTCACTGCGATGTCATAGTATCCGGCGATCACTACGCGAACCTGACCGGTGGTATCCAGCGAGTAGGGGTTAACGATAAGGTCAACAGCTCCCCATTGTCCGATCATCACTTCGCTCCAGTCGCCGAAGATGACAGCACTCAGTCCGGTTCCTGTTCCGCGGGTCAGCGCGTTAGAGATACAGTTAGTGAGATATGCGTCATATCCGTTCACCAGACCCTTGTTCAGCGGTGTGAACATCTCCCAGATATATCCACCCTGATAGGTGTCCTTCAGCGTGGTCTTCATCTTACCCGCTGCGGTGGCATTGGTGACATACGCCAGCTTGGCCTTCAGTGCGTTGTCAACAGCAACCATCGTCTCGAGTTGTACGATGTTGTCCCAGTTCAGAACTGTTCCGTTCGATCCGTGGTCACCATCGTTGATGCCGGAGGTGTTCAACAGACCGGTAGGCTGGTTCGAAGAGCCGCTACCGCTGTAAACAGCCGTCTCAAGGGCATTCGCTACGCTGTAAAACAACGTCTCACGAACAATCTGCTCAATGTCCAGCGAGGACTGACGGAGCAGTTGATGGGTGAACGTGGTATAGGCGGTCAGCCTCTCCGGAGACATGGTCACCTGTGCAAACACGGGATCGCTCTGTGTGGCCGTACCACCTTCAGAACGCCATGTAGCCGCTGAGTCGCTCGACAGCTTCGGGAACGCCACGTCACCATTCAGACCGCTCATAAACGTTGCGCCAGCCTGGATAGATACCATGTTGTTCTTCAACGTCGGGATAAGCCCCTGCAACTCAGTTGCTACGGTGTATCCACCAACAGCATCCACAGTGGCCTTAAGGTCGGCCCTCTTGTGTACCAGCGAGGGAACGCCAAGGCCCTGTAACTCGAGCTTACCTTCACGCATCTCCTTCTCGGCCTCCTGGTGCATCTCAAGCTCGATACCTTCCAGCTTGCCACGCGGATCAGCGAAGGTGCGGATAGCTTTCGCAATAGAGTATTTACCCAGGTCCTTTTTGTCCTGCTCGGAAAGATCCGGTGCAGCAGGACCGGGGATGTTCTGTTCAGCCAGCTTGTCCACTGACTCTGCAAACCTGTCAACCGCCTTATCAAGCGATTCGGTGTTTACTTTCACTTCGACCTCGTTTTTTTGAAGGTCGGCTTTTTCAACTTTTTCTTCCATATTAACTTGTTTTAATTCGACCTCAGAACCAAGGTCTGATTGTTTCTCTTCATGCTCAAACCAGGGCTTGAAGTCCCGGTTCTTCAATGCTTCGGGGTTGGAAGGGATGTTCACTACGGATATCTCCAACAGCTCCTGCCCGGCGAAGTAGTAAGCATCCGGGTC